ATGGGCAGAGCGTCACGTAAGGCAACTCAGCATGCCTTTTCCAAAGCCAGCCTTTGGACCGGCATCTTGCTTCACCCATACTCGAAAGCAAGGTGGCCAGTCAAGGCGTGGGCCGAAGAACACTGCGACGAGCTTGGGGCAATTCCACGTTTTCGCAACGCACCTAGCGTGAATGGTCTCGACGTCGACCGTTCATGGAACCGTATGTGCCTCCCGGCACTGCCTGGCATCCTCCATGAGCACCATTCAAAGAAGCAAACGCTAGCGTCCATCGCACCCTCGTCAGATGACAGTGTCCTAACCGATGCTTACCTTGACTCCGATGGTACTGTGCTGAACGAAGACTTGCTGGATCCCCCTGGCGTGCGTGATGTCGCGCTTGAGGGTCTGATTGGTGAACGTATCGGCGATGGAAAGCCGCAACTCGAGTCCTGCCCTGTCAGGCACTCGATGCCGCGCCTCAATTCTGCCGTCGACGCCGCCGGTCGCATCCTTAAGTCGACACTGCGTACAGCAGGGACTCAGAATGCCTCAGCCAAGTTGGCGAGCATAACGGAACTCGGTGCCAAGGTGCGCACAGTTACCAAGCATGCTGTCGACGAGATTGTTGCTGCACAATGGGTGCGTAAACACTTCTACCAGGCTCTCGACGAGTGGGCTCCTACCAAGGATGTCATGCTCGGCGAGAAGTCCGCTGCAGTCCGTCGTGTGGTGAGAGGTCGCTGTTTCCAGAAGCTCGTGTACTCGAGTGATCTGACGTCAGCCACAGACTTTGCCTACCAGGACGCCTACAAGGTAGTTCTCCGAGAAATTCTCACGGTGTGGGGCTTCGGCCCCATTGCGTGTGACTCTCTTGTCGAGACACTTGTCGGCTCACACCGCCTCGAGCTTGATGCGTCGATGCCTGGCACAGAAGAGTTCTTCCGTGCAGGCCGATCGACTCCGCTCCAGAAGCGTGGTGTGATGATGGGCATGCCTATGACCTGGGCTCTCCTTAACCTGACGAACTTCTTCACGTTCGCCCGGGCAGTGCATGGCAAGCCGATTACAGCCGCTGATGAAGAACGCACCTCGCTTCTTCACAAGACTGGCATCGACGTACTGCTCGATCGTGCAGAAGCGCAAGCCTCCGTTTGCGGTGACGACCTGATCGCGTACACGACCCGGTCCGTCATCTCCCG